TGACTCTCTGTGAAGCTTGTTGGGCCAAGCTATCGATGCCATAAGCCGCTCAACCTTGTCAGAGGCGTCTCTGCTCTTAGACTGAGAAACCTCTACCTTGTTGTGCCCCCACTCGTCGTTTGCTCTTGTCGAACTCATAGAGCCTTCGCTCAGCCAAAGCCCCATGAAGGCCATAAACTGATCGCCGGTCATGAAGCTTATAGGAGATTTTATGTCCATGTTGTTTGCTGTAGAGCCGGAAAGCCAGGTAGCCGGTATGTAAAAATCGTTCAGCTCGTCAAGAGAGTCTGCTCGCTGCTTCAAAAGCTTTATCTCTTGCTTCTTTCTGAAGTTTCTACCGTGAAGGTACTCGACATCGTGGTTGGGAGTAACCAGAAGGTCGAGATGGTGCTTGCCTCCGCCTATCTCATTGTAAAGGTTTACCATCTTTCCCTTATAGTGATACGAGATGTGCTCTATCGGTTTCTGGTAGTTTAACACACCACCGTTGTCTAGGGTGGCTAGAGTGTCATACTCAGTAAGATCTTTAAAAAGCTTAAAGCCGTTGTTCGTCAAAACCTCAGTGTCGTCACTGAAGCATTTCTTGACGAATATATCGTGGTTGCACTCGCCAGGAAACTCTTTTCCGGTCAGCGACAACCACATCTGGTTCCAGGTCTTGACGTGCATGCGCTCGTCGAACTCTTTGTAGATGATCCCCTCGACCGACGGCTTTAGATTCATCAGCTGGGACATCGCCCAGTCAGGACCCTCTGACAAGACCTTCTGCGCGAGCTCGTCTATAGACTTGAGCATCGGCGATTCTGAGACTTGATTCTTGGCGTCGCCGAGGCATATAGGAGCGAGTGGGCATTTCCCGCAGCCTATGTACATCTCGTATCTCTCGTACTCTTTCTTCCTCTGCTCGCCGAGCTTCTCGAACTCTGACGGAGATCTCACGTCGAACGACTGCTGATCGATGTAGTATTCTTGGCGCTGCGTTCCAGATCGTGAGTCTGGGCATCGCTCGGTGAACTCAAATGCGGTCCAGCGACGAACATGTCTGCCCTGCTTCTCGGCGTTCTCGATGGCTTGGTTCATGAGACCGTATCGCGACTTTCTGGTCGATATGCCCACGCGCAGCGGCTTACGGCCGCGCTTGGAGTCGAGCATACCGGAGATTTCTTTGTAGGCTCTAAGCCCCTCGCCTGATACTGTATCAATCTCGTCCACCACGACCAGCGGCACGTGTGGTCCATTGCAGTTGTGGTTGATGGTGCCGTCAGCTGTAACAAACGAATTTGACATCGGATTGGTCGGATCGTCGCTTGAACGAACCTCCAATTTCGCTATTTGCTTTATGCCCGTGCGCTCGATTTTCGTTACCTTAGCCATCTGAACCTCTGTCAACGCTTAAGACCATCTTCGCCTGACCCGCGTCGTAGATCTTGACCAAGCCAAGCTCTTTGGCGTACTCTTTCTGTGTCAATTTTCTCTCGTCCATGTTAGCCTTGCAGAACAGACGATTGTAGGTCTTGTCGTAGTCGGTCCACTTCCATCCCAGCGTGGTGCCGACGTGCACGAAGCCCATGTCCTTGAGCGAGGCGACGTCGCCGTACCGCAGGTCGACGAACGTGTAGATCTTATCTATATCGAACGTCTTTATAGCATACTTGAGCAGCTTGGAGTAACCGCCAACGACCACGGTGCTCAGCGCAGAAGCGAACCTTACTATTTTTACTTGACTGCCCTCGAACCTTAAGGAGAGCAGGACTTTTATCTGATCTACGTCCTTGAGGGCCAGATACACGGAAGCGGACGCGAACCCCATGAGATGGTTGGCCTTGAGGAAGGTCTTCGCCTCCGGTGCGGTCACTTGTCTTATATCAAGCTTCCTGGCATGGAGTTTATCTTTCACCGCGCCAGCCTTTACCGCTATCATAGAGTCGACGATCGACCGCTTGTAGATCACCTCGTCTGCCCTGAACTGCAGGAGCCTTAAGTTAAACTCTTCTGCTTTTAGCCTTGCCTTCAGGTGGTATTTCTTGTGTAATGTTTTGTCCGAGTGCCAGTATAGACCGTCGACGTTGACGTAGACGCGATCGGAGACCTTGAAGTCAGGTCTTATGTTGCATCCTTTTGCCGGGAACTTATCGAACCTTGATAACATAGGATTTGAGCTCATTAGCGTTTCTATGTCGCTCATGGTAAAGTGCTCTTCGACTAGGCTGATAAAATCGCTCTCCGTAGCTGGTAGGTGCTTGGCATAGATCTTGCACACGAACGAGTAGCTTATCTTGTCTGCGAAGTTGAGCTTCCATATATCTTTGATGGATCTTCCGTCTAAGCTCTTAGCTACGCCGATCTCTTGAAGTTTTCGTAGCCTATCCGCTGGATCCGCCTTTGTCCTTTTAGATCTCTTTCTCTCGTTTAGTCTTAATCTTCTTTCGGCTCTGGTCTCTTCTTTCTTCTTCAAGGCCTCAGGGCTAAGGAAGCGGGACCTGTTCTTGTCTATCGTCTCTGGCAGGAGCAGCGGAGTGGACACGCCGTACCGCTGGAGGTTCGTGCTCGCTATGTCGTGGTATTTTTCCTTTATCCTCTGACTCATCTTTGCCCTGAAGTCGTCTGTGGTGTGGGTCGACGCACGGCTGTCCGACAGCTTCTTAGACTTTCTTCCAGGATGAGACTGACCGTAGAAAGCAACCTTGTACACCGGAGCCCACCACTCTCCGTGGTCTACGTCGATGAACTTGGCTTTCTTGTTGGAGGAAGAGTACGAGCTTGAGTCTATAAAAACTAGACCTTGATGGTTTGTATCGAGTGCGGCGATTATGTCCGCAAGCGATATCTTTCTTCTATTGGGGTGCTTTTGGCCGCATGTGACCACCTTCGTAGGCGTCGCCCACCACTCTCCGTGGTCTACGTCGATGAACTTGGCTTTCTTGTTCATGCCGCAGAAGGTTGAGACGTCTATAGACACTAGGCCGCCGTGCTTCTCCAGCAGAAGCTGCCGTATCTTGTCTGGTGATGTCCTGACGTTAGACAATATAATCCCCTTAGTGCCATAGGGATTATACCCGATATTTATCAATTAGCCTTGATTACGGTGCATTTTTTTTACAAAGCAGCTCATGGACCAATCCACCCCCTTCCCAGAAGCCTACTGCACGATGCTATTGCTTGCTCCGTAGCAGTGTCACGCTTTGCGAAGTTCTCGTCTTTCCACATCGGGCTAAGGTTGGTGTAGTGCTGCAGCTTTATGAGCTCTTCTTCGTTCTGAGCCTGAGAACAAGGACATATGTGGTCGATGTGCCAGCTACCAAAGTTGTCCCACGACATCCCCGGCTGGAACAAGGACTCCAGGTGTCTTCTAACTCCCTCTATGTTGAGCCCCAACAGCTTCTCGGCCTTGTCGTTCTTCTTGTAGCGCCTGTTGATCGAGTTGGTTATCCTCACCCTTATGCCGCGCACGAAAGCCGTTTCTGGATCGAATATCTTCCAGTGTGAAAAACAAAGTTTATGCTTGAAGGCATTGTTGTCGCATGAAGCATGGGAGCATTTCTTTTTAGGTTGCCTAATTCGCCACGCTTGATAATGCGTGCCACATAAGCCTTTTTTCTCAACCTTCTTTGTGCACCCAGAAATTGAGCACTCTGGGGCCTGTTTTAGTTTGTTGGCGTTGTAGTGCACAGAACAAAGCCCGTTGTGCTTTGCATTTTCTTTGCAGTCATATTCGGAGCATCTAGGTCGAGTTGCAAATCTATCTTTATCGTAATGGGACCTACACATGCCCCTGCGAAAGATAGAGGAACCACACTTGGTGCAGCCTTTATCTAGGCGGCATTCCTTGCACGTCGTGTAGACATTCTTGTAGAGAGGCTTCTGGCAGGATTCACAGTAGTCGGCTTTACGCTTTAACTTCTGCATGCGCTCGCGTTGAGGTGCTTTCCAAGGATGAGATCTCGTCGGCGTCGGTGAGGTGCTGAAGCTCGATCCATCCGCGCTGGGTCCAGACTTTGTGGTCGAGGGTTCCTTCGATGACTCTTCCATCTTCTAGCTCTATCCTTATGCACTCGGCGTCTTCTAGCTCGTTGCCGAGGACCTCGACGAAGCCGGTGGTGTCTTTGATAAAATCGCCTGGCTTGAAATCTGCCAATGATCTTATTGTACCATGCACATCGGTTGACGTAGCGGAGGAAACCAGGCACGCTCGCAGCGTGCACGGGAGCACTTCAAGTGTGACTTTCTCACTCTTGATGTTGAACACTGACTTCTCCATCGTCATCTTCTCTAGGATCTTGTTCTCTTCGCTGACCTTCGGTGGGTTCACTATCGGCTTTATTCGGTCTGAAAGAAGGAATTTCTGCTGATACTCGTAGCATCGTTTTGCCTGAGAAAGGATCGCGCCCACGTGCACCACATCGCGCTGATCGTGCATCAGCACTAGAAGCTCAGCTATGGCCATGCCGAGGGTGTTGTGGCTGATGAAGCCGTTCGACCAGTACGCGTGATCGACGTCTACTTCAAGATCGTAGAAGTAATGTTTGCCAAAGGCAACTGAATCTACGGTCTCGTAACACCCCCTCCTGACGAAGGAAAGGTAGTCGGCCCAATCATATTCCTCTAGGCGTTTCGCTAGATCTATGAAATAATCGATCTTGTAACCGTAGACATAAAGCTCCTTAGCCTTCTCGCCAGATCCCCAAAGATCTTTAGAATACTTTATATCGGAGTGGGTCTTTTTTCCCGCCTCGAGACGCCAGTATCCATTCGCGATCTCATACTTGTCTTTTATAAAAGATGCAAAGGGTTTCAACAATTTAGACGGATAGCGAAACTGCTCGTTCATCTTAGCGCTGTAGATCTTGAAGGCCTCGCGCTTAGAGAACAATGGCATCAAATATTCTGGTAGAGCGGTTTTATAATCGACGCAGTGATACTCCACTACGTGGTCTTTAACAAACTTAGTTGTAGAAGGCTTGCGTCGTTTTTTGTTGATGACGGCATGAACACCGAATAAATTCAAAATCTGAGCTATTTGTTTTATGAGCTCTGGATTGGCTAACGTTATCGAGTCTTTGGAGCCATCGGTCTCCATCATTCCAGATATAAAACCAGCCAGAAAACTTGGACTATGGTTCAATGTCTTCAGCTTTTTGAAATAGCAGAGTTCGCCCTCGATAATGGAGTCGCAGTATTCTCTTAAAGCCTTGCTACAGATACCAGCTATACTGAGATTTGGCGATCTTTTGTCATATTTCACTTTTGGTTCTACGCCAAAATGTTTGACTATAGTATCTATATATATTGCTAATTGATCTTTATCTTTTGCGGCAAAAGATATGGCATTATCAAAGCGACTAACAGAACCATCTCCGGTTATGCAGCCAACAAGCCATCCTAGTTCGTAATCGTTAGAAGACGTGTCTACTAAGGCACCTAGTGACTCTAAGGACCTATAGATCAACTGGCCCGGAATAAGATTTTTCATGTAGACCCAGTCGATCTTGCCGGTCTCGGGGTCAAGGGCTTGAACACGATGCTTTAAGGAACCAGTCAAAGACCATGCGCCATCTTTGGTAAGATGTTTGGTAGTAATGGTTACGCCATCTTTAATGCCTTCGTCAAAAGTTTCGACCACGGGTTTCCAGGACCAGCCGGTCCAAACTAAATCGCCAACCTTAACGTTTTGTACATATTTGGTACCACTATTGGTAATGATTACAGTATCTTGCGAAACGCACTTACCGCTGCCCCTTCCTGCAACATACAGTAATTCTTGGATATTTTGCGGATTGTTGTTGTTCGTGCATATGTCGTACACGTCCCAAACTGCATGAAAAGGAGTGGTGTCTGCATACCTGGAGACCTTGCAGTCTGGCAGGTGTAGGTTGAAGAAGTACCGGATAAAGTTCTTGAGGTCTTTCTCCGTGCGGCACGGCGTTAGCAGTATACGCTCCAGCTGCTCTGGCGTAAACTTGGACGCGTTCTCTGAGATCTTGCGGTTTATCACCTCCTGGCGCGCAGCCTTGGTCTCCTCGATCTTCTTCTGCTTGATCTTTGGTCGGTCGATTATAGACTTATAGTGCCCGGTGCAGTAGCCTCTGGACTTCAACGGTTTGCTGCAGCCTTCTACGGTGCATGTCCTGTTCTTACTGTCCATCGTCGTCTACCTGCACGAGCTGCTCAAGGAGCATGGCCTCTTCTGACTTTGGCATAAGCTTCTTCGTCGACTTAGTCTTTACCACCCTCGCCTCCTGCTGCGCGTTCGGGTTGGTGAGCGAGCGGACCGAGTCGGTGACCTTGGCCAAGGTGTCGATGACCTGCTGGTACTCTTTGAAGTTCTTTATGCGCATGTTCGGCAGCGGGTTGTTCTTGGGATCGTCAAGGAACTTCCTTATCTCGTCCGCGTTCTCGACCGACGAAACGGTTATCATGTCGGTCAGGAACTCGACCTGCTCTACGGTGGACCTGATTATCCTGGCCCTGATGCGGTCGTATATCGAGCTCGCCAGCCTTTCCTTGTCCTTCACCCATCCGCCGGCGGCAGCCGTGTACAGTATGCGCGACTTGGAGTACTGCGGAAATCGAGCGGCAAGTTCCTCGGTGCTGTAGCCGATCAGGAACAGCTCGTATATCGGTGATGCTTCTTGTTTGTCTATCGCGCCTGACGCAGTCGGCTGACGAAGGTAACGCTCGATCTCTGCGATCTGTTCACCGGTCAGCCCGTGCTTCTGCTCCGAGCTTAGCTTTTTCTTCGACACGCAAGGTCTCCCACACTGGGTGCAAAGAGATGTTGTGCAGCGTCTGATTTAGACGCAGCAACCCTATCATCTTATACCTTGATATCTGCTCGTTGGATAGACCTAAAAGGATGAGAACTATGATTGAGCGCTCTAGGTCGGTGAAATTACTGAGTATATTCTGAACAAAGCCGACCTTAAGCGTTGAGGTGTAGAGGTTCACTATGTCGTCGGCGATCCTGTCTCTTATAGAGTTTCTGAAGCTTATGTCTTCGATATTACTGTATAAATCAGAGTCAGGGTTTTCTAGGTATCGCACCCAAAGATCCTGACGATCGTCCTCGTTGGTCGAAAGTCTATCGATCTTTTCCTTTATCATCATTATCTTTGGATCTTTGTTCCTCATACTCAGAACTCTTCTTTAACTCCATTGATGTGGCCCATCCCGGGCCACAATACGACCGCACAAACGTCGACAGCAACTGCTGAAACTCAAGGTTTCCGTTATTGCTAAGGATACGTCTTGTTCTCCACATAGCCCATACAGAGCCTAGACTCTTGAGCTCTTGATACTTATTATAAGCTTTGACCAAGGATGGGGCCGCATACAAGACGTAGTGTACGCGCTTATTGTCTGGATCTATCGATAGTTCCAGTGCTGTAATGTGCTTGTTGACGATGCTGCCGTACATGAAAAGCGTGTCTTTGGCGTTGTCGGTGAAGAGGCCGCTGTTCATAAGCCAGCGCTGCTGGTCTAGGTACTCGCTGGATACCGTGCTCATCGATCCGTCCTCGTGTAGTGTCTCAGGGTTGACTTAAGGGTGTCCCTGTCGATTCCTCCAGCGTAGACCTTGTCTACGTACTGGTCGGTCATAGTCTCGATCGTAGGAGCCGATATAGAGACCCTGGATGATCTTGCCGTGTCCGTGAACTCGGTCTTGAAGGTCACGTGGGCCACTTTCTTGAGTTCCTTGATCTCTTTGGACTCGAGCATGGCCTTGACCTCTGCCCTTGGCCCTATAAGTTTTACTATCCACATGTCTGTCGAGTTTATGTTCATAGCAGAATCTTTGCCGACCTCGAAGTCTAGGGTCCGCCACATAGGAAAGGGTGACTCTATGAACTCCTGGGACATATCGGATATGTCTAGTATGGTGAGTCCTTTGGTCTGTCCCGCATCGCCTGCAGATAGACACATAGGCGTACCTGGGTATAGAACTCTGCCAGATCCCATCGGTCCATACTCGAGAACCTGCTTCTTGTGAATATGCCCAGATGCGACAAGGTCGCAATCCAAGACATCAGTTGAGATTCCGTCAGTAGCCGTCTTGAAGCCATAGTCTGCGCCTATGAATGTGTTGTGCGTTATCGCGACGCTGGTTGAGATCTTAGGCCAGTCTCTTGGGTCATGGACGTAGGGGACATACGTTATGCCGTCTGCCACGGTGACGACGTCGGCCACTATCAGGTTTTTACTCTCGAAAGGCTCGAGCGCGTGATACTCGCTTGAGTTGGGTTTATGCATGTCGTGGTTGCCTAGGAGAAGCACGGTCGGGATCTTGAGCTCGAGGAGACGGTCGAGATGCCTAGAGACCGTACACATCACCTCTGCTCGGATAATGGCGTGGGTGTCGAACGTGTCGCCTAGGTTTACGATCAAGTCTGGCTTCTTGGTCTCGGCGATAAACTCCACCCACTCCAGTAGGGCCTTGCCCTCTGAAAGATGGGTGTGGCGGATATGTGGGTCGCCGATGAGAAGAACTC